CCGAGCCACACCGACCAGAGTATCGGGCGAAGTGCTATCCGTACCATACAGAAACTCGACCAACTCGTCTCGGGTGTTGAAGGTAATCATTTTTCTCATCTCCTCTTGTGTTGAACGTATTATACATATCGTCTTTTCGCGTGTCAATACCTTAGAAAAATTTTTTTGGATTTTTTTCTGACTGCAAATACTATGCCAATCAAGGGACCCATACATAAACCCATTCTACATATAGACTTACGTCAAATTTTCGGGCGAGATCTTGACGCAAGTCCTTATGCTACAATAACTTAGGGGGTTTTTTCGTTTCCAGAAACCTGCTGGACCCCGGCCCTAAACTTGCCCGGTGGTCTAAACACAATAAGGGGCTGGTATATTAAAAGTCTTACCTAAACCTATAAGGTTGCCTTACCTCATCAGGTTGATTGTTGACACCACAGAAACCTGTTTCGATATCGGATCAAACACACGAATCTGAACAACATTAGTTCCACGATGGAACCAGCTTCTATTAAAAGGAATATTAAATCCATGATACGAGCTGCCTATAGTATACTGAAGTGCTGGTCGATACTGATTAGCCCACTGATATGCTACGAATCTGCCATTCACCCATACTCTTACAAGAACAGGAGAAGCCCCAGACCCCACTGTTTATCAATATATGGATCATTAGGAACAACGGACAATAGAGCTTTAGACTCTAATCTCTCTATACCCAGAACTTTTTTGTCCATCACGGCGTCCTTGCGAAATTTGTAGAAAAATCTGACTCTTCGCAATTTAACCGAAAAATTTGTTTTGTCAACATCACAGTGGCTACTCAACCGTTACACTTTTTGCTAGATTCCTAGGTTTGTCAACATTAAGACCCAACCCAACCGCACAATAATAGGATAGTAATTGCACAGGTACTACAGCCAAGAACGGAGCCAGCATATCCATAATGGGTGGAACTTTAATATTATTAGAATCATCTAATCCAATAGATATAACCGGCCCACCTCGTGCTTGTATCTCTTGAATATTGTTTTGCAACTTACTATACTGTTCTATATTATTTCCTATCACCACAGTTGGGGTTAGTTCATCAATCAGGGCCAACGGCCCATGTTTCATTTCTGCTGCCGCATATCCTTCAGCATGTATATAACTAATTTCTTTAAGCTTTAAAGCCCCCTCCAATGCGATAGGAAAATTATATCCTCGTCCCAAAAACAAGCAATCCTTCATCCCCATATACCACTGCGACACATCTTGAATAATATCTGCCGTCTGTAGTGTTTGATTAATTAGACTAGGCAGTTCTAAAATGCTATGAATAATGCTTTTTCGTAAAAGACTATTTTTATTTTGATTTTGTTGTATCCACAGTGCTAATAATAACAGCACCAGAACCTGATTAACGAATGTTTTCGTACTTGCAACACCTATCTCCACCCCAGACCTTAAAAAGATACCACAATCCGTCATCCTCGCCATAGAAGAATTAGGAACATTACATATTCCAATAATAATTGCATTATGTTCTTTAGCCTTTTGAAGAGCCGCTATAGTATCTGCTGTTTCGCCACTTTGACTAATTCCTATAACAATATCTTTATCTTTATGAGCTGTTTTACGATATCTATATTCACTAGCGTATTCAACACTCACTTTAATATTAGTTAATTCTTCTATATAGTATTTACCAATCAATCCAGCATTCCAGCTAGACCCACAAGCTAATATAGTAATATGATGAGCTTCAGATAATATTTTCTCATAACCTATAAGGCCCCCCAATTTCACACACCCATCACCCAACCGGCCACTGCAACACCTGATAATACTTTCTGGTTGCTCATATATCTCTTTAAGCATGTAAAACTCATAAGCCCCCTTCTCAGATGGCAACCTATGATCAAGTACCTTTTCTATCTCATAATCAATTCCAACCCCATGAGTCATATCATAGGTAATAATTTGATTACTAATTTCACAGACAGTGTTGTCTTTGACATAGACTAAATCAGAAATACCATCGTCTATACCAAGCTTATCTGAAGATATATAATATTCATCGTCTCCAACACCGATAATTAAAGAACTGCCCTTCTTAGCACACACCAGAGTTGTAGGATCATTTATATCGACCAACACAATAGCATAGGCCCCCACAATCTGCCCCAATGCTAGCTTAGTAGCTTCAAATAAAGATAAGTTATTTTTAATTAATATATTATAAACTAAATATAATAAAGCCTCACTATCAGTATCACTTTTAAAAGGATACTCAGATAACGACTCTTTAATTTCTTTATAATTTTCAATAATACCATTATGAACCAAAGCTAATCTATTATCATATGTTACATGAGGATGACAGTTGCTTACTGACGGTTTTCCATGAGTGGCCCAGCGAGTATGGGATAGTCCACAGTATGATTTTAAGGACACTTCGCCCACCAGCTCTTTTAAAGACTGTACCGATCCTACGGCCTTATATGTTTTAAGTTCCGTTCCACAAACATAACAGGCGCCGGAACTATCATAGCCCCGGTATTCTAGGGATGATAGTTTGTCTATAAGATCAGACGAACACTCATTTTTACCTAAATAAGCAACTATGCCACACATTTTATAAGGTACTAAGGTACCAGTCTATGGTTTTCTTTAATCCTTCGACAAAATCTTGCTTGGCTTCCCATCCTAGGAGTTGTTTAGCCTTGGCCACGTTTAAAAATCTTCTTGGTTGACCATTTGGCTTGCTACAATCCCATAGAATATCGCCCCTATACTGCACCAATTCTTTAATAATATCAGCTAAAACCATTATGCTAACTTCTTTTCCAGACCCCACATTAATAGGAGATGGATCATTGACTTTTTCCATACCGTCTACTATAGCTCGTGCCGCATCTTCCACATACAAAAACTCTCGTGTAGCAGATCCATCGCCCCAACAAGTCACATTTGGAAGATTCCTATCCTTGGCCTCTATAAATTTACGTATTAAGGCCGGAATAACATGGGACGAATCAGGATTAAAGTTATCATAAGGCCCATATAAATTAGTAGGCACAATTACACAACTATTTAAATTATACTGTTTTTGATAAGCGTCTAACATCACAAATAAGGCCTTTTTAGCCACCCCATACGGAGCATTAGTTTCTTCAGGATAACCATCCCAAATATCCTCTTCCATAAAAGGAGCATCACAAAACTTAGGATAGGCACAAACTGTCCCTACCTGAACAAACTTATCAACTTTCCATAATCTGCTAACTTCTATAAGATTTAATCCCATAGCCATATTAGCATAGAAAAATCGGCCACCATTGGCCATATTCGCCCCTATTCCTCCAACTTCCGCTGCTAGATGCACCACAACTGTTGGTTCAACATCATGAAATAACTTATGTACATCCAGAGAGCGAGTTAAATCATAATCCTTTTTACGTGGCACAAACACATTGTAATATCCACGATCAGATAATTCTTTTTTAACAAAATGGCCTAAAAATCCCCCACCACCAGTTAATAATATTTTCATATTTTTTTATACCTTTTAATACCTATAAGGAAAAACATTTCTATTAATATAATAAGGAACACTAGGACACAACCCACAAGACCTAGGATAGAAATAAACAACTGGTTGAGGATTCGGAACCGGATAAACCACAAAATTATGTGAGACTATTGGCCGAAATTCCCAAGTATTAACCACAAGCTCCTTCTGCACAAATGTTGGCACAAAAGTTACAACAGGAGCTTGATAATATGAGAATGGTGCAATTGGTTGATAATAATAACTAGCATCCTGACCATAAGTACTACAACATAAAACTAAAACTAATAATACGGTTAAGCTTTTAATCATAAAGATGTCCTTTACATAGCAAGGGGAAAAATTTGCATTATAGATACTACTTAAATATTCATTTTCCTAAAAATAAAAGCTACCAGATCATAGGAACCGGTAGCTTCTATTTCAGAAACATTTCCTTGTTTTTAAAAACCCATCAGACTACTGACGGGGCCACATTGTCCTTAATAACAGCGTTCTTACGAGGACGACCTCTGCTCTTCTTTAGAGCCAGCTTACGTCGCTGTCTACGAACCATAGCAGTAGTAATATTCTCATTTGTCATCTTACTTAGTGCTGCTGCCAGAAACTCATCACACAAATTGGTATGATTATTCTGAATATAGTCTAGTTCGGCAGATGTCCACTTCTTATAGTTGGCCATAATAACTCCTTAAAAATCTTGAATGATAATTGACAATTTGTCCAAACAACATATTATAGTAAGGGTTGGCAAGTTTGAGGCAAGAAAAAAATGAACGAATCAAATATAAAAGCAAATAATATTATCGACTCAGTATTGCATATACGAGCATCAGGGAGTATAGAGGATGTGTCTGCTGATTTGCAGGCCCAGCCGACAAAAACTATAGCACAACTATTAGATGAAAAAACAACAGAAACCACCAAAAACGAAAACTCAGAGTGAATTGCCTAATGGCGTTAAAACAGAAGATTTTTTGCAGGCGCTAGAAAATATTAGCAAAAGATTAGCTAATAAATTTAGATTTGCCTATCATAGTGTTGAAGATATGAAGCAGCAGGCTGCTGTCTTTGCTTTGGAGGGTTTACAAAATTATGATAATAAAAGACCATTAGAAAATTTCTTGTGGACGCACGTTCGTAATCGTTTATTTAACTATAAGCGAAATAATTATCAGCGTCCGGATAAGCCTTGCCATTCTTGTCCGTTTTTTGATAAAGGATGCAAAGTGTCTATCAATCAGTGTGAAAAATACTCTAACAAATATGATTGTGATCTATATTCGGCTTGGGCTAAACGCAACGAAGTAAAGAAAAATATTATTCAACCTTCATATATAGAAACCTCATTACATCAATCGGTACAGCCTACTGATTTTGATATGAGTATGCAGAATCAAGAACTAATCAATTTTTTAGATACAAATATACAGAGCGAATTTAGAGAAAGCTATTTAAAGCTAAAGCATGGTTCCAAGATATCAAAACTAGATTTGAAAAAGTTACAGCAACATATCCTTAACCTAATGGAGACTCACAATTGGAAACCAACAACGTTCCAAGAAAACGAGGACAATTAGGACTCGATGAAGAAAAATATATTAGAGACAACTACAAGTCTTTAGGTATACAGCAAATTGCTGATAACTTAAATAGAACAGTAGCTCCTATTCAAAGATATATCTCTGAAAATCAGTTGTCTATGGTCGAAGTAGATAATGATTCAGAAATATTGAAACACAAATTACACACTAAGACATTCTGGTCAGAAATACAAAGACAATTCGATTCAGATACTGGTGAACTTCAGTATTTTGAGGATACATGGGTTGGATTAATTAGGCAGTTTCGAGAAGATGTTTTACCGGCCGAAGAATTACAAATCAAACAATTTATTACTATAGATATTCTTATCAATCGTAGTATGAAAGAGCGCAAGAGACATATTGCAGAAACAGAGAAGCTACAGAGACAAGTAGACAAAGAATACGAGAAAGAAGAGAGTGCCAGAGATATACCGAAACTGGCGAATCTGGAAACCCAACTGAGCTTTGCTCGCAATAGCATTGCTAATTATACGAATGAATATACTAAGTTACTTAATGAGCAGCAAAAAATAAGTAAGGACTTAAAGGCGACAAGAGAACAAAGAATTAAACGAATTGAAGACGGAAAAAGTAGTTGGGTAGGACTAATACGCATGTTGGAAGATGAAGAAGTAAGAGAGAAAGAAGGACGAGAAATGGAAATTTTAAATATGGCTACAGAAAAAGTTAAACAAAAATTAACTGATTATCATACATATCAAGATGGGACAGTTGATCAACCATTTTTAACACCCGAAAGTGTGGAACATGAATAAAACAGCAATCATTAGCGGAGTAACAGGACAAGACGGATCATATCTTGCAGAACTATTGCTTGACTCTGGATATACAGTAGTAGGACTATACAGAAGATCAAGCATATCTAATTTTGAAAGAATCAACCATATCAGAAATAAAAATCTATTGCTGGAGGAATTTGACTTAACAGACCCAAGTTCCTGCATCTATATTATCAATAAATATCGACCAAACGAGTTCTATAACCTTGCAGCACAGAGTCATGTTGGGACAAGCTTTAATCAGCCAACAACCACATTTGAAATTGATACGATAGGGGTTATCAATTTACTAGAAAGTATTAGAAAATTTTCTCCACATACAAAATTTTATCAAGCTAGTACTAGCGAAATGTTTGGTGCAAATTATTCTGTAGACGCCTCTGGTAATAAATATCAGGATGAAGAGACCAAGTTTCTTCCACAAAGCCCATATGCCGTAGCTAAAATGGCCAGTCATCGCATGATACAAATATACAGAGAAGCCTATAACATCTATGCTTGCTCTGGAATATTGTTTAATCACGAGAGTCCACGTAGAGGCGTCAACTTTGTAACCAGAAAAATTACCAATTTTATAGGACAAGTAGCATCCAAGTCACCACTATCTGCACCAAAACTGGGTTTGGGCAATTTATCGGCTAGTAGAGATTGGGGACATGCCAGAGATTATGTATATGGGATGTTTTTAATGTTGCAACAAGACAAGGCGGAAGATTATGTTTTAAGTACTGGTGAAACATATACTGTTCAGAAATTTTGTGAGAAAGCATTTTCATATGCTGGTTTGAATTGGGAAGATTATGTATTTATAGATCCTGAGTTTTATAGACCTTGTGAAGTTAATTATCTAAAAGGCAATAGTAATAAAGCTAGAAAACAACTCGGATGGCTTCCGAAGGTATCTTTTGACGATTTAGTTAAAGATATGGTTGATAGTGATATTGCTAGGTATAAAAATACTAATGTTTAAACGCAATTTTGATGATCCAGAATATAAAAAATGGAGAACTAACGTATACAAAAGAGATAAACATCAATGTCAATGGCCTGGGTGTAGTACAAAGAAAAAACTAAATGCGCATCATATTAAAACATGGGCCCAGTTTCCTGGTTTAAGATTTGATGTTAATAACGGTATCACATTATGCTATGCCCATCATAAACTTATTAAAGGATTAGAACATATATACGAAGCAGTATTCTTAAAAATATTAGCAGATAAAAAAACAAATGACTAATTTAAATAACTTTACCATCATCATAGACACCCGAGAACAACAACCTTGGGTATTTAATAACTATACTACAGCTAATCGTAAGCTAGATACGGGTGATTACAGTATAGAAGGACTAGAGCATCTATTATGTATTGAGCGTAAAAAAAGCGCTAGTGAATTTGCTAACAATATTATCGAAAGCAGATTTAAAGATGTTATTATGAGAATGAGTAATATGAAATACTCGTTTTTATTATTAGAATTTGATCTAGAAGATTTACTAATCTATCCCATAGGGTCAACAGTACCCAAAAAAATGTGGGATAAAATCAAAATTAGTCCAGCATTTTTGATTAAGAATATTTTAGACCTAGAACTATTACATAATATTAAAGTTGTATTTTGTGGAGATGCAACCAATGCAGCTAAATTAGCAGAGATGATTCTTAAAAAAATTCATTATCTAGAAGTAGTGAAACAAAATAATGGTTAAATGTGTAGCTTTTGATAATGCGTGGCTGGGATTAGGAGATCTATCAGTATTGTCTGTGGATCAGAATCCTATGATTCATAGAAATGAATTTGATATTGAGCATCCAGATTTGCACTTGATGAAGTTATTGCGCAATCCTCAGTATATTGGAGCCACATGCAAGTTGCTTTTTAATATTGAATTACATCCTATTCAGATGGCTATCCTACAGGAATTCTGGATTAGACCATTTCCTATGTATATCGCCAGCCGTGGTTGGGGCAAGTCTTTCTTATTGGCCCTATACTGTATTATAAGAATGACATTTTATCCAGGTACCAAGATAGTTGTTGTGGGCGCCGCATTTCGTCAGAGTAAAATTATCTTTGAATATATGGAAACTATTTGGCGAAGCAGTCCGATATTAAGAAGTATTTTTGGTAGTGGTGACGATGGCCCAAGACGAGATGTAGACAGATGCACTATGAGACTGGGAGATAGCTGGACAGTTGCTATTCCTATGGGTGACGGAAGTAAAATTAGAGGTTTAAGAGCACACATTATTATCGCAGACGAATTTGCATCAATCTCTCCGGATATTTATGAAACTGTAGTCTCAGGCTTCGCGGCAGTGTCTGCTAGTCCAATACAAAACGTGAAAGAAGAAGCTAGAAAAGCAGCGATGATAGAGGCCGGACTATGGAATGAAGAACTAGAAATATTAAATACAAAAATGGGCAACCAAGCTATTATTTCTGGAACAGCAGACTATGCCTTTAAGCACTTTGCACAGTATTGGAAACGATATAAAGCTATAATAGAAAGCAAAGGAGATACTAAAAAACTAGAAGAAATATTTAAAGGAGAGGTTCCATCCAATTTTAACTGGAGAGATTACTCTATTATTAGAATACCATACGAATTAATTCCTAAGGGCTTCATGGACGATAAACAGGTATCACGAGCCAAGGCTACTATTCATACTGGTATCTATAATATGGAATACGCCGCTTGCTTCGTTAGCGATAGTGAAGGTTTCTTCAGACGCAGCCTGATTGAGAATTGCGTTGTCTCCAACTCAAATATTCTTATAGATAATAAACCCGTCAAGTTTTCTGCAACAATCCATGGCGACTCAAATAAACAATACGTATATGGAATTGACCCCGCTAGTGAACAAGATAATTTTAGTATCGTTATTTTAGAAGTTAATCCAACCCATTCTCGTATAGTATATTGCTGGACTACTAATCGTGCTAATTTTAAAGAGAGACAAAAAATAGGTTTAGCAACTGAGCACGATTTTTATGGATTCTGCGCTCGTAAGATTCGTAATCTAATGAAAACCTTTAATCCCATAAGAATAGGTATGGATGCTCAGGGTGGCGGAGTAGCAATCGAGGAGGCTTTACATGATCCGATGAAGGCTGATCCTGGAGAACTCTTAATATGGCCAGTTATAGATGACAACAAGAGTAAAGATACTGACGGACAAGCCGGGCTTCATATTCTAGAGCTTGTGCAGTTTGCTAAAGCAGAATGGACCAGTCAAGCTAATCATGGTATGAGAAAAGACTTTGAGGATAAAGTTCTATTATTTCCTGAATTTGATAGCTTAACACTTGGTTTGGCTCTAGAACAAGAAAATAAAAATATCTTAGAAACCGATTTAACTAGCGCTTTGTATGATAGTCTCAGTGAGTGTATTTTGGAAATTGAAGAATTAAAAAATGAATTGACCACTATTGTCATGACCCAAACCAGCAATAGCTCTAATGCTCGTGATAGATGGGACACTCCAGAAACCAAACTTTCACATGGTAAAAAGGGTCGATTAAGAAAAGACCGATATAGTGCATTATTAATAGCTAATATGTTAGCCAGACAAATGAATAGAGCTTTGAAGCCTGTTGATTATGATATCATAGGAGCAGATGCTCGTACTTCAGTTAAGACTGAGGGCAATCTATATAAAGGCCCGGAATGGTTTGTTAACGGGGCAAACGACGATATTTATACGGGAATTTATAAATAAAAGTGTATAGTAGGGTTAATCGCTTTACATTTGTATCATAATAATTTTATAAAATATGGCTAATAAAAAAACAAAAAATGACGTCATTAAAGACGCTAATATTATCCCAGAAGACGCATATGTTACATGGGGTGATGATCTAGATAGTAAACAATTGGCCTTAAAGGCAGCAGCATCGTCACTTGATGAGTTTGCTTTAGTAGAAAGAGCTACCGCTGCTGGCGGAAGACGTTATAGTTTAGACTTTTCTAATCTAGATGGCGTAACAGGGGGAAGGCCAGGATTAACCAAGAGCGATTATTATACTTTTCGTCCGAATGAGGCGCCGCCCAACCAGATCAAGCTCATCCTGCGTCGTGCAGAAGACATTTACCAAAGGGTTGGTTTAGTAAAAAATGTCATTGATCTCATGGGAGACTTTGCTAGTCAGGGTATTAGACTTGTACATAGAAACAAAAGAATAGAGCGTTTTTATAGACAGTGGTTTAAGAAAATTAATGGCAAAGATCGTAGTGAAAGATTTTTAAATAACATCTATAAAAGCGGTAATCTTGTGATTGATCGCAGAACTGCCAAAATCAGTCTCAAAGTAACTGATAAGCTATACAAAGCTCTTGGTGCAGCAGATATGCAGTTGTCTGACATACCAGAGGTTCAGTTGGAAAAAAGAGAAATACCATGGAAATACACTTTCATCGATCCTGTTTATGTAGAAGTGTCTGCTGGAGCACTCTCTTCATTTGTCACTAATAAAACTTATGAACTACAACTGCCGCCAAGCCTGAGGCGCATTATCAATGCTCCAAAAACTGATGCGGAGAAAAATGTAGTAGCCAGTTTACCAAGTCAGATTATAGAAGCAGCTAAAGCTAAGAAGGCATATCCACTAGATCCCAACAAGACTCTCGTATTTCATTATAAAAAAGATGATTGGCAGTCTTGGGCATATCCTATGATTTATGCCATTATGGACGATATTACGGTTATTGAAAAGCTGAAACTGGCAGATATGGCCGCCCTAGACGGGGCAATTAGTAATATTCGTATTTTTAAACTTGGAAACTTAGAGCACAAAATTGCTCCAACAAAAGCAGCGGCTTCTAAACTAGCTCAAATATTAGGCAATAATGTTGGTGGTGGTACGATGGATCTTATTTGGGGTCCGGATATTGAATTATTAGAATCTAATACAAATGTTCATAACTTTTTAGGTGAAGGTAAATATGTCCCTCACCTTAATAGCGTTTATGCGGGTCTTGGTATTCCTCCAACACTCACCGGAACATTCGGAGCATCTGGAACAACAAATAACTTTATTAGCTTAAAAACCCTAACACAAAGACTACAATACGGACGAGATGTATTGGTGCAGTTTTGGGAACAAGAAATAGCACTAGTTCAAAAGGCTATGGGCTTCAAGTATCCTGCTAAAATAGAATTTGATCGTATGGATCTGAGTAATGAAGATAGCGAAAAGGCTTTATTAATTCAACTTGCTGATAGGAATCTTATTAGCGACGAACTACTACAAACTAGATTTGGTTTTGATCCAGATATTGAAAAGTCTAGACTTAATCGTGAAAGTAGAGAAAGAGTGTCTGAACGAATGGTACAAAAAGCTGGTCCATGGCATGATCCTCAGTTCGAGAATTCGTTGCGTAAAATTGCTTTGCAACTAGGTATTGCAACACCTAGTCAAGTAGGATTAGAAATGGACCCAAAGAAGTCTGGAGAAAAAACAGCATTAGAACTTAAGATGTCTTTAACTCCACCTAAGCCAACAGCGCCGATTGGCGGTGGGAAAAATACAGAGTCAGAGGGTATGCCCAAGGAAGCAGGAGAAGGCCGACCCAAATTATCTAAAGATAGCGAAAAAAGAAAAGACAGGAAATTTACTCCAAGAACCGGCGCTTCTTTGAGACTATGGGCTACAGCAGCACAAGATGAAATTGGTGCTATTATTAATCCAATTTTATTAGAGTTTTTTAATAAGAAGAATTTACGTAGTTTATCTAATTTAGAAAGCAAACAATTAGAAGATATTAAAACAAATATACTTTTTCAATTAGCTCCATACGCTAATATTAATGATGTCGAAATTAGCAAAAAAATGAATGAGCCAGTTGATTCTTCATTAATTAATAATTACTACAATTGGTTAAAACTAATTTCTTTAGATATTAATAGAGAATTAAATGTTGATGAAATAAAACAAGCAAAGGCTTCTTTTTACGATATGGTGTATAATCAATAAGCCAAAATAATCTAGGTAAAAACTATGCAAATATTTGAACAAGAAAAAGCCGACGGCCTTGAACCCATCCTATCCGCTTCGGCCTCAATTTCATACGCTAGTGTTGCACAACCCTATGATGGTGCAAAGAAAGATACTAAGTACTTAAAGAGTACAGCATCTTTTATGGATGAAGATCTATACTATGTACAGTCAATTTTAGTATCTTCTTCATGGAATAAAAATGATGATATATTTGATAAATTAGAAGTTTGGAATGCTCGCAATACCCCTGAGCATAAGCCTACTAATTTAGAGCACAACGAAGAAACAATCATAGGTCATATTATTTCTAACTGGCCAATTACAGAAGACGGTATTTTAATTGATGAAAATACTCCAGTAGATAATTTACCAGAAAAATATCATATTCTTACTGGTTCCGTTATTTATAGAGGATTTAGTAATCCTGAATTACGAGACCGATCTAACAAACTAATAGCAGAAATTGAAGATGGTACCAAATATGTCAGTATGGAATGTTTCTTTAAGGGTTTTGATTACGGCGTATTAAATAAAGCAACCAATGAATATAAAATTCTTAATAGAAATAACGAAACAGCATATTTGACCAAATATTTACGAGCATACGGCGGATTGGGTGAACACGAAAACTATAAAATTGGTAGAGTTTTAAGAAATATTACTTTTACTGGAAAAGGTTATGTTGACAAACCAGCTAATGCTGATAGTATAATCTTTTCTAAGAATATGATTATAAAACCAGAAACTGAAACTAAAATAGACAATTTTGAAGAAAAAAATGAAGAAATTGTCAATTCAGGTGTATTAAGTTTTCAATCCAATACTAATTCGGAGATTTTAACTATGAGTGCAGCTAAAGAAGAGGTTGTAATGGAAAACACAGAAGCTAAAACAGAATGTGCTGAAGCTACAGAAAAGGCTATTACACTAGCCTCTGAGATGAGCACACAAGTATCAGAACTCAAGACAGCAAACGAAAAGCTTCAAGCTGAACTTAGCGAGGCCATTGCCGCTAAGGATAGTGAAATTGCTCAACTCAAAGAGCAAGCTGCACAAGTATTAGCTCAAGAAATTGAAAAGCTTCAAACAGAAATGTTAGCTGAAGCTGCTAAGAAAATGGAAGAAGACAAGAAGGCTAAAGACGAAGAAATGACTAAGGTCAAATCGGAGCTTGACGCCGCCAATGAAATTATTGCTGGTTACAAAATGAAAGAAGAAGAGATGGCCAAGAAAGAAAAGAAAATGAAGAGAATGGCATCTCTCGTTGAGGTTGGCTTTGATAACGAAGCCGCTTCTGCTACAGTAGATAAATTTGAGTCTCTTGACGATGATTCTTTTGAGGCTATGACTTCCCTCTTTGCTGGTAAATTACCTCCTTGGTTAAACAAGAAGGATAAAGAAGAAGACAAAGAGAAGAAAGATAAGCCTAAGGCCTCGTCTAATAATGCCGATTCCCAGGTTTTGGAGCAGGCTGAAGAAGATGAGTCTGTTAATTTGAGTGTTGGCGGCGATACAGAATCCGAAGTGGATTCAACAAGAGCTGCTTTGGTCGAATTCGTATGTAGCAAACTAGGCAAAAAGAATAACAAATAACTCACTTTTAATGGAGAATTACAATGGCTCTAAAACCAGATCGTGTTGAACTTTTAACTGACGTTTCCTTTTTCATGAATACAACAGCCGAACGTGGTGGCGTTGTTAGTGTCGTAACAGCCACTAGTGGTGTTGGCGTATCTATGGATGATGCTAATGCTGTTGTTGCTTATGCTGCTGTAGCTTCTGGCGCCAAGCCAGTAGGTCTACTGCTTAATGATGTTGTTAACCTTGATCTAACCAGACAGCACATTAATTGGCACAAAGACGAGACACAAGTTGGTGGCAAGGTCACCGTGCTTCGTGTTGGTCAGGTAACAACAAACATGCTCGTTGCTGGCACAACACCCTCCGCTGGTGCTGATGCTTATGTTGGTGCTAGTGGCTTGATTGGAACCAGCAGTACAAATGCTGTTAAGATTGGTCAATTCCTTAGCGCCAAAGATACCGACGGCTACGTCAAAGTATCAGTTAACCTTTAATCATTTTTAAAAATAGGGAGATAAACACATGTCAGCTAAAACCGAAAGATTTCAACCTACACCAGAATTAACAGATCTTCTTGTTCGTTCTGGTTCGCCAAACAGAGAGGTAGCTATCGCTGCTAATGCTGAATTTGCAAAAGCTCTTGAGTTACCACTTCGCAGAGGCGTTCTAAGTGGAGACATTCTTGACGGCATTTTCGAGCCAATTCAATTAGCTCAAAGTGCTACTCCTGAGTTCCCACTCGATTTCCTTGCTCCTGGAACTGAAAAGGACTTTGTTGCGTATACAATTCCTAATCACGGATATATTCCAGAGAGACATGTTGAAGGCGATTACGTCATGGTTCCAACATATGATGTTGGCGCATCCATCGACTATCTCCTAAAATATGCTCGTGATGCTCGTTGGGACGTTGTTGGTCGTGCTATGGAAGTGCTCGAAGCTTCATTCGTCAAGAAGATGAATGATGACGGTTGGCACACCATTCTTGCTGCTGGCGTTGATCGCAATATCGTAGTATACGATAGCGATGCCAATTCCAGTCAGTTCACCAAGAGGCTCGTTAGTCTTATGAAAACTGTTATGCGTCGTAATGGTGGTGGTAATAGCACTAGTGCCAATAGAGGTTTGTTAACAGACCTTTATGTCTCACCAGAAGCTATGGAAGACATTCGTAATTGGGGTCTTGATCAAGTTGACGAAATTACTCGTAGAGAGATCTACACAGCTGCCGATGGCAGTCTCAACAGAGTATTCGGCGTCAATTTACATGATCTCGATGAACTCGGTGTTGGTCAGCAGTATCAGCTGTTCTACAGCAACACTCTCAGTGCCGCCCTACCAACTGGTAAGACAGAGGTTGTTGTGGGTCTTGATCTCCGCAAGAGAGACAGCTTTATTATGCCAGTTCGCCAAGAAGTCCAAATCTTCGAAGACGAGACACTACATCGTCAGAAGAGAGCTGGTTTCTATGGCTGGGCAGAGCTTGGCTTTGCTGTTCTTGATAACCGTAGAGTTCTAGTTGGCGCACTATAATATAGTGTCCAAACTATAATGTTTCAAAAGAAGATGGGCCAGTTTTACTGGCCTTTCTTTTTTTATATACATTGTTTCAGTACGCCATTAAGGTGTATTAGATTTATGAATATACTAACACTAAAATTTATCTAGGGCATAATATGGCAGCTAGTAAATATGATTTTGTCATAGAGCAAGGCTCTTCATTTAAACTGACACTAGTGTACAAAAATGAAAATGGCGAAGTTGTTGATTTAACAAATTGGTGCGCCAGACTAACATGGAAAACCAATACAAATATTACACAGGTTTTTACTACAGATAATTTAGACTATAGTGTATATAAGTTTACAATAGAACCAGAAATTGGCAAGCTTACGCTGTTGATCCCCGCAAGTACAACTAATGGTTTTACTTTTAATACGGCTAAATATGATTTAGAACTTCAAAGCGATTATGATCTATATACAGGAGGAGGTAAGTACGTTAGTCGTTTACTTTTTGGAACAGCAACCATTGGTAAGAGATTCAGTCAATCCACTGATCTGCTGGAATGCGAATAATTTATGAGTAATTTTACTTTAGAGATTTTTGATACCAAGCATACAGTTGAGATAGAAACTACTATAGCTGATACTGTTAATAATTTATTTATTGAGACCTCCTCTGATAAAAGTGTAGACATAACTGTTGGATATATTGGCGCTGTTGTATACGCTAGTGATATTGTTGGTTTAGATTCATACTTAACCAATTTCATAGATCACCACAATATCGATTGTGGTTCACCATAATAACCAGGAGATGACATAATGGCTGTTCAAACATTAATTCAGGTTCGTAGAGGCACAGCAAGCGAATGGAGAATAGCCAATTCAACGCTAAGCGCTGGTGAATGGGGTTTTGAAACAGACTCAAAAAGGTATAAAATAGGTGATGGTCTAACATCATGGAATAGTTTGCCCTATTCGTCTATATTGCCATCTTCTAGCGATCTTTCTGGAGCAAGTGGTATAGCAGTTTCATTTACTGCAAACTCTGGCATACCGGTTACTATCTCCGTTACTGGTATTAACTCATCACAAGTTACTAATTTCAATAGCGCGGTAAGTGGACTATTGCCAGTTAAGAGTATCACAGCAGGAAATAATATTACCGTTACTCCTAGTGGAGATAATGGTTTTGTAATTAGCTCTCCCGTAAATGAGAATACTGTTAAAGACATTATAGGCTCCACCATTGTTGGCGTGAGTGGGATTAGAGCAAGTTATGATAGCGTTGGTAAATTAGAAACCATCTCAGTTACTGGATTAACAAGCTCTTATATTGGAGACTTCAATACCTCAGTAAGCGGACTATTAGGTGTTAAGAGCCTGATTCAAGGTACCGGTATAGGCATTTCAAATGCTGGAGGAAATCAGACAATTAGTATTACTGGTATTCCAACATCTTTAATTACCAATTTTGCTAGTGGTGTCAATACCCTTATTGATAATGCTGTTAGTGCAAGTATTGTTGGTGGTAGTGGTGTTGATATTGTATACAATAGTGGCACAAATACACTTACTATCAGCAGTGCTCTAACTGCAGGTAGTGGCATAGCATTAACTCATAATAGTGGAAATTATGTTGTTAGTCTAAGTGATCCTACTATTCAACTAGTAGAGATCACAGACCTATCTTCTAACGCTAGAAGCTTTTTACTAACACCAAGTAGCAATAATCTTGCAACTCTTGTTACTGATGAAACAGGTACCGGAAGTTTAGTATTTTCTAACAGTCCCACACTTAGTGGAGTTACTATTAATGGTAATCTTACTGTTAGTGGTAGTGGTCTAGTTGCTAGTAATGTTAATGACTTTAATACTGCTGTTAGAACCAATCGCTTGGATCAAATGGCTGTTCCTACAGGGAATGTGTCATTTAATAACGTTAAGATTACTAGTTTGGCAGATCCGGTTAGTGATCAAGATGCTGCTACAAAAGCATACGTAGATGCTGCACGAATGGGTCTTGATGTTAAACAAAGTGTTAGAGTTGCTACCACAGACAGTATAACACTATCTGGAACCCAAACTATTGATGGGGTTGCTGTTGTAGCTGGTGATAGAGTATTGGTAAAGAATCAGACTACTGGTAGTCAAAATGGTATCTATACGGTAGCTGCTGGTTCTTGGAGTAGAGCGTCTGATGCAGACACTACCGCAAAAGTTACAGCAGGATTATTTACTTTCGTAACCGAAGGTACTGTTAATGCTGATAGTGGATGGGTAATTACTACTAATGATGAAATAGTGCTTGGTACCACCGCTCTAGTATTTGCTCAATTTTCTGGTGCTGGCCAGATAACTGCTGGTGCTGGTTTAACAAAGAATGGTAATACTATAGATGCTGTTGGTACAGCTGGTCGTATAGTTGTTAATGCTGATAATATTGATCTTGATACGGTAAGTCAAACAGATGGCAGCGGCTCGTCTGGTACTAGTTTTGTACAAAGCGTTACAAGAGATTCTTATGGACGAGTAACTGGAGTAACAACAGCCTCAGTACAAGATGCTACAACGTCTGCTAAGGGTATAGCTAGTTTTGATAGTGGAGATTTTAGTGTTTCTTCTGGCGCCGTAAGTATCAAAGCTAGTGGTGTCGATAATTCTCAATTAGCTAACAGCTCTGTAACTATTGGTTCAACATCAGTTAGTCTTGGAGGAAGCATAACTTCCGTATCGGGACTAACTAGCGTTTCTAGCACATCATTTGTTGGTTCTCTTAGTGGTACGGCTACCAACGCTTTGAATATTGAGGTGGATGTAGCAACTACTGGAACTAATAATCTAGTTTTTGTAAATGGTACCGATGGAAACCTCAAACCAATTGTTAATGATAAATTAAGAATTAATTTGAGTAGCAATGAACTATTAGGCTCGTCCAACACTACCCCAGCCACAACATTGAAATACTTTATTATAGATGGTGGAACACCATAATTAAGATTATTTTGAGTTTTATATGGCTCATAATTCCATCCATTATTTTTTGAAATAGGTACACAATATGAAAAACGGCAAAATATTTATTAAAAATGGCCAACCTTATGTGGTGCCACTTCGCTTGGTAGATGGTGTTTTGTCTGGTTATGTTGAAGGAAATATAGCGGCAACTCCAACGGCTACGCCAAGCCCTTCAGCTACCGTCACACCAACGGCCACACCAACATCCACACCAACACCCACACTAACACGAACTCCCACTAATACTCCAACAACCACCATAACCAATACTCCCACTTCCAGTGCTATACCGGCTACACCCACACCAACTACTACTGCAACTCCAACTTTAACAGCCAGTATTACTCGGACTCCTACACAGACAGTCGCAGCTTCAGTTTCTTCCCTAGCGATTGTGAGCGGATCTGCTCAAGGGAGCGGCACGTCAGCATCTCCCTATTTAGTAGCAGCTGATACATCTCCATCTCCAATATATCAGGCAAATGTACCTGGGCTACTGACAGTAAACTTTACCAGTAGAAGATTCTTTGATTACAACTGCGGAAAATCTGGATGCTCACAAGGTAGACACAACGAAGGTGTTTATTTCTTATGGCCAAATGGTATTTATTACGAACAAATACGAACTAATATAGATAATTTTACAACTTCGACTGGTTTTGGGTATGAAGCATTTTTAACAAATGCCTCTAGAAATACCTTAACAACAATTAGCTACCCTATGCACGCCGGACAAAGATTAAGAATGAGCCAACATTCTCAGGCTGTGGGTGACGACCGATCTGCCCCCGATAACAACAGACAACTTACAAACACAAGAATAAGCTTTACGCCAGCGAGTAGTAATTTTAGCATAACAGCAATAGGATCCAGAAGCTTACATGGAAATGGAACCGCAGCAACTCCTTATACCACAACAAGTCGATACGACACAAATCCTAATGAGAGAACATTAGTATTCAGGGCAAATGGAAATGGTGTTGTGGCCGTGTCCTGCGACAACATGGGCTATGATGCTGTAGCACCATTTAATGTTTTAGTAGGAGGAACAGCTAACAGTTTTTCTGGAGCAGTTTTAAAAGATAAAAATAATCTTTTCTCTTTTGCCAGATCTGCTAATAACACTATAAGCAGACCTAATTATTATCATCGACCAAGATTCATCTGGGTTAACGATGGTGAAATATTCAGTCTAGCTTATCGTGAGTGCAACAAGAGTTCTTGTTGGTGGAGAGAAGTAAACACAGCATATGAGCCAACAGTAGTATGGGCTGTACCAAACTCTATATCTGCAAATGGTCTGTTTTTGATGAACTACTCGCCATTTCCAGTAGATTTTGGGCTGCCAACTGTTGGCTGGCAGGGGCAAGTTTTACCAGGGAATAGTCCAGTTTATTGGTCTGGTCTTGGAACATCCTCTAGTCCAGCCAATATGAATGATTGGAGTGCTAGCTTACACTTCATTGGCTATGGAGCAACAATCTACACATCCCTTAAGGGTACAATTTCTTTTAATTATCAAATTAGAGATCAACAATGCAGTAAAAGTGGGTGTGTTTGGCCAAATCTTTTTGTTCAGATGACAACTAGACATGGTATATCGGGAGGATATGGCAACAGCAATGGCGGGCAGGTTTTATCAACAACTAATGTTTCAAACGGATTAAGTTCAGGAACACATACTGTAAACGTGTCAGCATTCAATAGCATTTCCTTTCTTTCTGCTAGTTCTGCGAGTGCATTTAAAATCACCAATCTAGTATTCACACCGAGCGTATCATGAAAGGCGTTTGCGCATTACACAACGGTAAAGCTTTAGCTCTTGTTACAAGAAGCGGAAGTCATGCATTAATGAATTTGATGCTTCCAAAAGACCATATACAAACTCACCCAGAATGTCATAAAGATCAAAAGTGGCATCCTATAATGAACTTACGAGGACATGATTTGAAAATGGGCTTACCAGAATGTGAAGTTTGTTGCATGGTAAGAAATCCCGTAGATAGATTCAGAAGCTCTTGCGCTAGACGGAATAAAACTGTTGAAGAAGGTTTATTAGAGGATGAGGTTCACTTTTGGAGCATGGAAAGTATGGGCCTTTTAAATGACAAAATTAAATACTTCTTATTTCCAGAACAGATTGACGAATGTGCAGCTTGGCTAGGATTACCAACGCCTGTGCCGAGATTAAACGAAGAAAAAGATGATAAGAAACCAGTTTTAAGCGAGAGCCAGCTTGAACTAGTGGTCAAACAGTACTATAATGATAATGAACTATATCAAAAACTGAAGGAGAAATATTATGGCAAACAATTTTGATGGAAAAGTTTTATTAGTTCCAAATTTTCTAATAGCTGAAGAAATCCAAATTTTAAAAGATTGGACAAACAAGGCTGTAGAAGAAGGTCAGTTTGTTGACGGAATAACTGGTGACTGGGATAAGAAAGAATTTAGCACAACAAAATTAAGACTCACAAATCGAATGAGTCAAAATATAAATTATCCTGATTTGGTTAAAGCTTTGCAAGACCGAATTCGTCAAACAATTCCATTAACAGCAAATGCTCCAGTTATTGATGGACACGGAAAAGATGGAGTTGTTGTGAGTGTAACCTATAACGACGGTGATGTTTACAAGCATAAAGATCCTAGTGTGGGCGAGGGGGTTGTTGGATTAAGATGTAATATTCTTGCCAGCAAAGCAGAGAGTGGTGGTAGTATTCATGTTGAAGATAAGACTTATAATTTAAATGAAGGTGATATGATGTGCTATTTAGTAACAGAACTTTATCATAGTGTTGATGTTTGTCACGGAAATAATCCACGAACACTATTTATGTTTGGATTTGTTGTTGATAAAGATAGCTGGAATAGTCAGCTAGATATACTATAGAACTAATTATTTGTCTCAAATTAGATGTGCTAAAAATATCATAGTAAATATGGAGTAATTATATGAGTAATTATTTATATAATATTTTCATTGATGAAATAGTATTAGAAACTGTTAAAGAAACTATTATTCTTTTTGGCATAGTTTGGTTAGTAGCTAGGTCGCAATAATTGACAACTTTTCTAATCTTTAAAAGGTGCGTATTATAAATAGTATACCTCTCTATAGGAATTTTATTAATAATGGCCGTAAATGATCTTATACAAATACGCAAAGGAACAGCTTCGGCATGGACTTCGGCCAATCCGGTATTAGCTAGCGGCGAGCCAGGATATGATTTGACCAATAAGATTTTGAAAATTGGAGATGGAACATCTAACTGGACTAGTTTAGCTAGTATAAACCTTACCTCGTCTAATATTACCGATTTTAATACAGCTATTAGCGGAATCCTTCCAGTTAAGAATATAGTTGCTGGTAATAATATTACTATAAGTTCGTCTAGTGGAATTTATACTATTAATAGTACAGCAAGTGGAGGTGGGGGATCGGCATCGGCAAGGGGAAATATTACCACCACAGGAATACTATCTTCTTTTAATATTGCTGAAGGTTATTCTGTTGGTTATTTAGATTTATTCCAAAATGGTGTTAAATTATTAAGCGGTAGTGATTTTATTGCAACAGATGGTAACTCTGTTGGTCTAGTTAATAGCGTACCATCGGGAACAGTTCTAGAATATATTACTTTATTACCCTCTATTAGTTCTAATAATTATGTTAAACTAGATAATATCAGTTCATCTTTTAATGGCTCGTCTACATCATTTGGATTAGCAGTCAGCGGAACAGCATATTATCCTGTTAGTGCAAATACTTTAGGAATTTATGTTGGTGGCGTAGCCCAAGAACCAATTTTTGCATATAGTGTTAGTGGATCAAATATAGTTTTTACTGAACCTCCAGCTAGTGGATTAACTTTCTGGGGAGTCGGTTATGGAACAACAACGGTGGCCACATTAAACGGAATAGCCCCCGGCTCATCTGGATTTCCATCTATTAGTTCATCAAATGATTTGACCACAGGATTCTATTTTCCATCTGGTGGTTCTATTAGTATAGCTAGTTCTGGATATGATAGATTTAAAATTAATAGTAATGGTAATGTTGTTTTTGGTGGACAAAATATTAATAGTTTAAGATATGTAGATATTAATAATATCAATAATTTATCAAACGCTGGTAGTATTCTAAGATTAGTTACTAGTAATGTTTCTGGTGTATCTATTAATGATACTACTAGTGCAGATTTGGTCAAATATAGTAATGGCCAATTTGGTATTAATAATAATGAAAGAGATCCTGCTGCTTTTATATCTTTTAATGTTGGTGTTACAGAAAAATTACGGATAACTTCGTCAGGCAATATCGGAATTGGTACTACCAACCCAACAAGTAGTTTACATGTTATTGGTAATATTACCGCTAATAGTGGTAATTTTACTAATAATTTACGAGTTAATAATATTAATGTTAGTGTTAGTGGACACTCTCATACGGTTAGTGATATTGCTAATTTTAATAGTAGTGTTAGTGGTTTATTGCCCATTACTAATATAATTGCTGGAAGTGGAATTAATGTTGCTATTAGTGGTACCACAGCTATTATAACTAATGTTGGATTAAAACTTGGTACCGTCATGGCTTTAAGTTAAAAGGTAAAATATGTCTAATCCAAATATAAACACCGCTACAAGCGTCTACGCCAACAACGCCTCGCTCTCGCTCACGACGACGAGCGCCACGCAGCTTGTGTCCAACGCCGCGAGCAGCGGCAAGGTTTTCCTGCTCGACGGCATCACAATCTGCAACATCGACACGGCCAACGCCGTGACGGTGACGGTGACGCTTTACCAGAGTGCGACGAACACGGGGACCGCGTTCGAGCTTTGCTCGACCGTGAGCATCCCGGCCAACGCCGCGCTGATCGTCGTTGACAAGTCGCAGGGCGTGAGCCTGCTGGAGAACGAGTCGATCTACGTCACGGCGGGGACGGCGAGCAAGCTGAAGGTCAACGCAAGCTGGAAGGAGATTTCGTAATGCGGCCACGCGGCGGGATCATCGGGGCGACGGTGCAGCCGGAGTTCACGAAGGCCAGCGGAATCTGGTCGCTTCGCGAGTCCTCCGAGTATCGGGCGGCAGGAAAGTGGCCGATTCCCGGTCTGATTTGCAACCTGGACGCCAGCGTGTTGTCGTCGCTCAGGCAGAACAGCAACGGCACGACGGCAGCGTCGGCAACGAACGACGCCGTCGGGTATTGGGCCGATCAGTCCGGGAATGGCAACCACGCTACGCAGGCGACATCGGATCAACGCCCGACGCTGCAACTGTCGAATCAGAACGGTTTGCCGGGCGTACAAACTGACGGTGTCAATGATTACTTACAAGCGTCAATATCTGGTTTCAATACTCTTGCAAGCGCAACGATTGTTCTGGTTGCGAAAACAGCCTTGGCGGCTGCACCAGACACCGAGACAGGACGCTTCTGGTTTTTTGGGAACTTTGGTTCGGCATCATCGCCATATCCGCAAGATCGAGGTGTGTTCCTCTCGCACGCGACTAGCTCTTTGATTGGAGAGAAAATCCTTGTCGGGGTTGTCAATCCCGGAGTAGGTAATGGAAGAATCGGCGTCAGTTCGTATTCGCGTGCTGCAAATACAGCGCAGGTGCTATCGACAACGCTGTCGAACTCTGGAACGAGTCTGCTAGCCAATAACGTTACGCAGACGTTTGATCTAGCAACCACTGGGTATTCAGCATCCACATCCACTAGTCCTGCTGACATCGGATACACGGTGGACAATATCTTGTTGCTCAATGCATCCCGCAGTTCGGGTATTGTGCAGTTTTTCAATACAGTCATTACCTATCATCAAATGTTGATTTTCAATCGCACCCTCACCACGCAGGAACAGACAGACATCTGGAACGAGTTGCGTGCCAAGTGGGCCATCTCATGACCCTCTACTACGCCCTGCAAGACGAAGAGACGATCTACCTCATCTGCGAGATCATGCAGACGCTGTGCCTCGCCTATCTGGTGTGGCGGCATCCATAATATGCTTTTTCCTATGGTGTATTTTATCATAAACCTAACAATTATAACTTTTATTTAAACAACTAATATGCCTCTTTCAAGAATACAATTAAATCAAGGCAGTCCGGTTCCAGCATCATCGACGGCGACGGGGACGGCGGGACAGGTCAGCTACGATTCGCAGTACCAGTACATATGCGTGTCAACAAACTATTGGGTACGGACGCCGCTGACGCCTTGGTTGTCCATTACTACTAGACCACGCCTATGGCTGAACGCTGCTAATACGCTCAGTTTGTTTGACGCCACGACTGGCTGCAACAACACTGCCAATGGCGGCTCCGTCAAGCGATGGGAAGATGCGTCGGGGAATGGGCTGCACTTCACCAACGACACGTCGCCACCAACGCTTGCCACGAACTCGGTCAACGGGCTGCCAGTGGTTGTGTTTTCAAGCGCAAGCAACCAATACCTGCGATGCACGACGCTTGCCGTAACAGGCAGCGCTAATAGAACCGTGTTTGTTGCAGGCAGGGCGACGGGCACGACGAGCAGCTCGTTCTATTTTGCACTGTCTGACAACGTAACGGATGCCGGCGGAGCGTGGGGAATTGCGAACGATCTGTCGCTACGGCATACGGGCGGGCGCTTTAGCGTTTTTGGTAGCGGTCAATCAGATGTGTTCAACATTGTGTCCGCACTCCAGAACGGAACCACATCATCTGACACCTCAATGTGGCGTAATGGTGTTTCGCTGACAGCGTCAAGCAGGGCCAACGTGGGCGCTATCAACACTACCGGCACGGCAATGACTCTGGCGGCGGTAGATGGCCCGGCATCCGTCAATCTGACGAGTTGCTCTATCGGTGAGGTCATCGTCTACGCTTCGGCGCTAACCAGTTCTGAGCGTGCTGCTGTTGAATCGTATCTGATCAACAAGTGGGGAATCACATGATCGACCACGAAACCATCAATATTATACCACAATTTATAGAATAAACAACAATGTCACTATCATATAACAATTCAGTATTAGCTCAAACTATCAATGTTAGTGGATCTAATAATACCTCAGTCACTGGAGTATTAACTGCTACTAGTGGTAATTTTACTAATGCTTTACAACTAAATAGAATCGATGTGAGCGTAAGTGGTCATACTCATACAACAAATAATATATTAGATTTTGAAACCGCTATTCAAAATATTATTATTCATCCATTCCTATTAGGAGGCTTGTAAATGGCTCAAACACATAAAGTTTTAGGACAAAGTAATCCTTCAGCAACAACATTAACAACATTATATACAGTGCCAAGTGGTACAAGTGCTATTTGTTCAACATTAAGTGTTTGTAATTTGGGTGTTTCTGCAACTTTCCGAATTGCAGTAAGACCTTCCGGAGCTAGTATATCAAATCAACACTATTTAGTTTATGACGCTATTTTAAATGCTGATGATTCATTTTATCTTACTCTTGGATTATCTCTTGCTGCTACTGACGTAGTTTCAATATATAGTTCTACTAATACTGTGGCATTTTCACTATTTGGAGTAGAATTGAGTTAATATGACTATATCATCAGAATCAATACAAAAACTCGCCACCAACCGAAATCTTCGATCCGCCACAACTTACGATTCTAATATATGGATTCGTCCATCAGAATGGTTATCCATACCCGATCTAACTGGGCAACAGCGATTTGCTGGCATTCATCGAATCGACATTGATAGCAACTTAGTCGCTCTTACTGCGGCTGGTGCCTATACTGTGGATTGGGGGGATGGAACCTCTACTAATCACGCTTCCGGTACAACTGCTCAGAAAAACTACGACTATACGACGATCAGCAGTACTGGCGAGTCTACGCTTGGATATCGTCAGGTACTAATTCAAGTGTATCCGCAGAGTGGGCAGAATCTAACCAGCTTAAACCTTGCCGTACGACACAGCGCAACATCTTCCGGGTACGCATCGGGTTGGCTGGACGTATCTGTTAACGGGAGCAATCTTACATCGCTGATTTTTAGTTCTAGCACCGTAACGGCTAGATATCTTCAGCGAGCCACAGTTTTGCAACATAATCTGACTAGCACTGCTGTGATGTTCCAAGCCTGTCTTACACTTCAATCAGTTCCGTTATTTAATACAGCATCAGTGACAAATATGAGCGGTATGTTTGATTTATGTAGATCACTCCGATCAGTTCCGCTGTTTAATACAGCGTCGGTGACAAGTATGGCTACCATGTTCAACGGTTGTAATTCGCTTCAATCCGTGCCGCTTTTTAATACGGCTTCTGTAAATAACATGAATGCCATGTTCAACGGCTGCTCATCGCTGCGGTCTGTTCCTCTGTTTAATACAGTTTCTGTAACTAATATGAACAGCATGTTTATTAATTGCAGTTCTCTTCTGTCTATTCCTAGATTTAATACAGCTTTAGTAAATAATATGGCTAATATGCTACAAAATTGTACCAACTTACAGTCGATCCCACTTTTAAATACTTCCTCAGTGAACACTATGTCTGGCATAGTTTCGGGCTGTCCTGCACTTAAATCTTTTCCTTTACTTAATACAGCCTCTGTAACAAATATGCTTAGTATGTTTCAAGGTTGTAGTTCTCTTAAATCTGTGCCTCTTTTAAATACTTCCTTGGTTACAAATATGACGAGCATGTTTCAAAGTTGTACCTGTCTTGAGTCTGTACCTCTATTTAATACAGTATCGGTGACAAATATGTCTAATATGTTCAACGGTTGCAACTCAATCATTTCAATACCTTTATTCAATACAACTTCGGTGACGAATGTTCTTCAAGCATTTAGTAACTGTGGTGCGCTAGCGTCACTTCCGTCGCTTAATCTATCCGCAATATCTTCGGCTGCAAATATAAATAATTTTATACTTGGATGCAATTCTCTGTCATCGGTGGGATGTACCGGTATCAATCAAACAGTATCGTTTGCAAACTGCAAACTATCAGCAGCGCAGATCAACAACATATTTACGAATCTATCGTCAACTGGAACGGGTAAAACAATCACAGTAACGGGCAATTACGGTGCAGCTACCTGCACACCTTCAATTGCCACAGCAAAAGGATGGACGGTGGTCCAATGAATAATATAGATTTTAACAAAGACGAAATACCTGCTGGTTCTGGTTTTTATAAATTCGATCCCGATAGTAATATTTTACTTTATGCCCCAAATGCTGTTTATGCTCCAAACTTCACCCTACTTAAAGAACAATATATGACATACGAATATCCAATAGATGGATGGAGTTGGTTTGAAACTAGAGATGATGCTAATGTGGCTAATGGTATAAAGGAAAATTTACAAATTGACAACTAATTTTTTTATCTTATTATAAATGACAACATACTAAATAGAGAATATTATGGCATTTAATTTTCCAAGTAATCCAACTCTTAATCAACAAAGTACTCAAAATGGGCGCATCTACTCATGGTCTGGAACAGCATGGGAATTAGCAGCTAGTGTAGCTTCTCATAAATCTACACATGCTGTTGGAGGATCTGATGCTCTAGCTCCTAGTGATATAGGAGCAGCACCAACCTCACATTCTCATTCTGGAGCCGACATTATTAGCGGCACAATTTCTAATGATAGACTGTCTGGAAATGCACAAGCATCAATCAATCTTTACTTATAGGCAAACTTTAGATAATAGGAGAATACTATGGAAACTTTCGTGGACAAAAATGTAAACGAACTAGCTATAATACAGTAAACGGAAAATACAATAATGATGGTATTCCATACCGTATAAATTATGCTGGTATTGGTTACTCTTTTAGAGAAGATATAAATGCTCCGGAAGAAGCATTTATTCCTCCCTGTCCTGGAGAAGGATATATCTTAGACGAACAATCTGGATCTTGGATTTTACCTAGTTAGCCGATTAATAATAAAATATACCTATAACTATAAGGTGTATTAGATGTTGTAAATACTATAACTCTTAAAGGGTCAAAAAATGAGTTGGAAAAAAGAAATACCAATTATTCTCAGAACATTAATAAATGATCTATCTGATACTCCTACTTATTCTGATGATAGAATTATTCAGGTTATTGCCGTAGCAGCAAAATATGTACAATTTGATATTGTATTGGATC